TTATACTAAATAAATATATTATTATATTATATATTAATAGATAGTTAATATTTTAATAAGAATAATATGTTGAAGTTTACGACCCTACAAGGGAAACTTATTATAGATCCTACTATATTAATGATATCTGAGTTCACGGATATCTTAGATTACACAAAAGAAAAAGACGATGAAGATTTAGGTATGAGAATGCTTTTATATGTATTCTATTGCTGTGATCTTACTGATAATAATCCTCTAAGAGATGTTGATTACAGACTCAAAGAAGAACAAGCATTATCAAGAGCTTTTCCTGGGAGAAAAAAGAAATTTTTAAAGAAAGAGAAAGAGTTTTTAGACGCGGCTATTGATGCCTATAACTTTTTCAATGAAACTGCTCTTGAAAGAGCTACATTAGCTTATGATAAAAAGATTGATGAAATCAGAACTCTTTTAGAAAATACAAAACCTGAAGTACATGCTGTATTCGAAGACCATCTTTGTGAATCATGTGTTATGCAGGGAGGTGAAGAATTATCAGAAGTTAGAGTAGTTGATAAGTACGTTTCCAATGATAAAATTATAGCTAATTTTGCTAAACAGCTTACAGAGATGGCTGTAAATAAACTTAAAGCTTTAGAAACAGCTAAGAAGATTGAGAATACTGGTAGAGTTAGAGGCGACAAAGGTTCCTCTTTAATAGAAAGAGGTAACTTCAGAAAAGAAGGTAATAAATAATGTCTAGAAGAAAAGCAGAAGACTTGCCTGTATTAGATATTCAATTTGAATATGACAGGTTTGATTTGCCTTTTCTTAAGAAGAAAGATGATAAGATCTATAATGGTGATTTCAATGTCACAGACACCTCTGAAAAACTAATAGGTGTTCCTACAGGAGATGAAGAAATAAAACTAAGAGATTATTTAGTATATAGACCCATACCTAAAGAACTCATGAATTGGAGGGATATTCCAGTATATCATCCAGATTCACTTGATATGGAAAATTGGTATGGGGATCTTATAGATTATTGTTATGATGGTGTATGGGTAGATGGTGAATATTGGAATCCTTATATGATATACTGGCTAAATGTATTTGTATTCCCCGTATATAAGCTGGATGAAGGAGGAAATGTCACTGAAGATTTCGAACCAGGACATCCATTCTATTGTAATATTGACAGGTATATATTTGACTTGCTTTGGAAATGTGAGCTAACAAGGAAAGATTTTATGCTGATGGGTGGTCGTGGTTTTGGTAAATCATTTATTGCTGGTAATATTATGGATAGGGAGTATAGAGTATTACCTAACTCTTGGACAGTTGTATCTTCTACTAATGAAGAAACTACAAATGAAGCATGGAATAAAGTTGAAGAGTGTCTTACTGCTATAGAAAAGAAACACAGGTCTTTAAAGCACAAGAGAATTACTGATTCTTTATCTATGAAATATTCTGGTGAGATAATAGAACTTCCTGATGGTACTACTGAAGATAGAGGTTATTTATCTAAACTAGAAAAAATTATTTACGGTAAAAATGCTGGTAAAACAAGAGGTAAGCGTCCTACTAAACAATTGATAGAGGAATTTGCAGCATTTCCACCGTCAACTCAAAAAGGTAACCTTCGTTCATGTATGAGAGAATCAAGAGGTTCTTGGTTTGTTGGTGGATCTATTAAGAAATGTATTGTAATATATACTGGTACAGGTGGTACTGTTGAGAATGATGAAGCTGAAGAAATATTTTTAAACCCAAAAGCTCATAATATTTTACCTACTTATGATTGGGAAGAAGGAGGTGAAAGAGGCACAGGTTGTTTTATACCTACACATTTAAAACGCTCTGGTACTTGGGAAGCTACAGGTTGCCCTGATATAGCTAAAGCTGAAGATGAAGTAGATGCTGAAAGAGAAGAAGCAAAACACGATCCTGTTTCTTATATGGGTCTTCTTCAAGAATATCCTAAGAATATTAAGGAAGTATTTACCAGAAGGGGTGTAAATATATTTGATCAGGATAAGATAGCTACGCAAAGAACTAACTTAGATTTTGCTGATAATGATTACCCTAAACCCGGAAGAGGTTTTCTTAAATGGCAAAAAGCTGAAAATGGTAAAATAGTAGGGATTGAATGGGATTCTGCTCCAACTACAGGAGATATAGAAATATTAGAGCACCCTCATTGGCTGCAAGAAAATATTAGTGACGAAGAAAAGACACCCATGAAGGATCTTTATGTTGGTGGTTGTGATAGTATTGACCAAGGTATTCTAGATTCTGCACATGCTACAGATAATAAAAAAGGCTCTGAGTTATCTATACTAATAAAGAAAAGAGTTGTAGATAAGGGTTATTTTAAATTCACTTCAAACATATATGTAGCAAAGTATAATAAAAGATCTCAAGATGTGAGGACTGATTGGGATAACGCTTTAAAATTATCTTATTACTATAATTCTCAAGTAAATATAGAATATACTAAGATAGGTATAGTAGGTTATTTCAGAGATATGGGTTTCTACCATTTACTAAAGAAAAGACCTTCTATAGCTCTTCAGAGTGCTAACCCTAATAAATCTTCTCATCTTATTGGAACACAAGCTTCAACTCCTGTGATAGATCATATGGATGGAAAAATAAAAGCGTATATTGATGATCATTATGACATAATATTCTTTAAAGAACTATTGGCTCAACTACAAGATTATGACAGAGATAACAGAACAAAATTTGACCTTGTTATATCTATGGGTCTTTGTGAATTAGCTGATGAGGATTTAATGGGTAAACAGGCTAAACCTCCTGTAAGAGAAACAGAAGAATTTCAAGCTTTTGGTTATTATACTGATCCAGAAACTGGTTATAAAAAATATGGTGTTATACCTGACAGTAGTAAAGGAGCAGCTAAAGAAGAAATGGATGAATTTATAGAAGTAGAAAAATTTAAACATCATGGAGGAGTACGTTGGATAGATATGAGTGATCCTAACAATCCTAAACCCATGTATGAATAATTACCTTTAAGCTTCAATGGCTTTTTAATATAATTTCTTGTTAAATGTAAATATGAAAAAATATGGATAAAATAAAAATTAGCGATGTAAAACCGCAGAATAACAACGTTCTTGTTGAAATTGTAGACCTAGATACTGTATCAGATGGTATATATGTAGGTAATAAAAACGCAACAGAAACAGATGCTATGCCTATAGAATTTTGGCTTGGAAAAGCTTTATCTCTAGGAAAAACAGCAGCAGATGATAAGTTTTGTCCGGGTTTAGAGAAGGATGATTATGTATATTTTTCTCAGTTCTCAGGAGTAATAGCTCCTACAGAAAACACTTATACGAAAGTGATACCAGGATATAATATTGTAGCAATTTCAAAAGATTCGAACATGGATATTACAACTATACAACCTACTAATGATAGAATATTAGTAGAATTAATAAAAGATACAAAGGTAGAAGACGGTGTATTTAGTGATACATCTAGCGATCCAAGAGAAAATATAACTTCCAAAGGAAAAGTTATTTCTTGTGGAGTTAATGCTGATCTTTATGAGCCGGGTACTATTGTATATTTTGAGCCGTTTTGCGGTAATTTGATTATTAAAAATAGTGATCAAGAAATAAAAACAATTAATAGTGCAGACGTACTATTTGCAGTATAATACAATATGAGTTTATATACTACTAATTTAAATATTGAAGATGTTTATACTTCTGAGGAAGATAAAAACAAATTCGAATATCTTCAAAAAGTTATGGATTATGGCATAGCTAAATTAGTATATGAAAAAAGAAGAATTAGAAAATCTAGAAACCTTTATGAAGGTGTAAGAGATAGAGCAGAGTTTAAATATCTAGAGGAAACTTTTGGTATTGAAACTCCTATTGCTGTAAAAATGACACCTCTCATTAAAACTAGGATTGATGTTCTTGTAGGTATAATGTTAGATGAAGTATTTACTTATAGAGTAAGTGTTAATGATGCTAATACTTTACAAGAAATAGAAGAACATAAAAAGAATGAGAAAGCTAAGCTTATAATAAAAAAGTACAGGGAAGCCCTTAAAAGAAACACTAAGAATCTAGAAAAGGGTAAGGACGTAGAAATAAATCCTGTTGATGCTAAGTACTTGAAAAAAGTAGAAGACATGATAACTGAAGATTTTGTATCTCAGTTTGAAATTGCAGCTCAATCACTCTTAAAATTCTTTGAACAAGATATTACTATAGATTTAAAACAGAAAATGAAACAATATTTTCTGGATTTTCTAGTTACAGGAGAAGCTTATTATAGAACTTATGTTCCTCAAGTAGGTGCTGATCCAGTTCTAGAAATATGTAAACCCGAAAATATTTTCTACACAAAAAATACAAATCATCAATTTGTTGCTTCCGGTATGGAACCTAACACTAATATGATTGTACATAGAGAATATCTTAGAAGAGAAGAGATCTTGACTAGATATGGTCATTTAATGAATGAAAGGGACAAAGAAGATCTTTTTGGTAGAGCACCTTCAAGTACTGGTCATACTAATATTGTAAATTCTGCGAGAGAAATAGAATATAATAATAGATTTAAAGACGGTTACGGAGATGTTAGTGAGCAATATACTTATAATGGAACAGAATATCTTCCAGTATATCATGTTGAATGGCTTGCAAATAATAAGTAGAACTTACTGATGAAGAGAAAGAGGATATTAGGGAAGTAGAAGATAATACTAGTAACAAAACTATGGATAAGCTATATGGTCATAAACCAGGCTCTGGCAAACCCAAGAAGTACGGTTATAGACTAGATAGATATGAAGGTATAAGAGTTTGTGATAGTATATATTTAAACTGTGGTAAAAGTAAGCATGCTCCAAGAAGTATAGGTAAACCTTGGAAAACTAAAACTTCTTATAATGGTATTGCTTACAACGATAGAAATGGCACACCTTATTCTTTAGCATTATCTCTAAAAGATCTACAAGATTCTTATGATATAGTAACTTTTTATAGAGATAATCTTATAGCTAATTCAGGAGTAGATGGTTCTAGAATTAACTTAGCTGCTATACCTAAAGTACTTGGTCAAGACTTTATGGAAAGATTGCTTAAGTTTATGGCCTTAAGAAAACAAGGTGTAGAATTAATTGATCCAACTGAAGATGGAGCACATCTATTCCAGCATTACGGTGATTTCAGAGGTTCTATGGATGGTAATGTTGTACAATCTCTTACATTAGTATTAGAATCTATAGAAAAACAAGCTGATATTGTATCTGGTGTTAATAGACACATGTATGCTGCTGCAGAAGTTAGAGATGCAGTTTCTAATGTCAAGATAGGGCAACAAACTACTTCTTTAATTACTAAAGATATATTTGAGATTGTAAATGCTTCTAAAAG